CCACTCTGAGAATTGAAATACTTAACATAAAACGGTAATCCTGTAGTACTTATATCATATATAAGGGTTTTGATACTATCTAAACTTGCAGCAGACGCCCATTTAAGACCGGCATATTTAACTCCATTATAAGTAAATGTACAAGGCTTTGGAGCATCTTCACCTTCATTTATACCATAGCCATTGTATAATACGCCAAAGTTAACATTTGTTTGATTGTACCTTTTGATAACATTAAATTGTACAGAACCATTGGGATAAATGCCATTTCCTCTTCTGTAAAACATAGTACCGCTTGCATAATTATATTCAGAATCAGCAGGACTAAGTCTACATAAAGCAACTACCCACCACCCATAGTCTGAATATATATTTTGTCCCTCAAAGTAAGGAGTTGCAACTTTATTACAATCTTCAAGAAAAGCTATACCTTTCCAATCAGTAGCCCAAGAAGAACCTTTGCCATCCCTATAATATAATCTATTATTAGTGTTATCTGTTGAAGAAGGCCCAACAAGTTCCCAGGTAGCATAACCTTCTCCCCAACCTTTCACATGAATACCTGACCACCAGTTAGAGGATGGCATGCCAGACATATGAAATAAGCCACTAATATTATAATTATCATAAGAGGTTGGAAGTATTGTGTCATTTCTTCTATCAATAACTCTTAAGTAATTAGATTTACTTGAATACTGAATACTGTTTTGGTCACCACCATACGCTAATGCATAAAGGTTGGAATCCAGACTACCATCAGCTTTGAGAAATTGTGATGCGGTTCCATTAGGTGTTTTCTGATATAAATCAGGCAGTGTGATGACCCCGTTAGCCGCTTCATAGAGTGTGCCATTCAACATTATGTTTCCACCACCGCCACTTCCACCGCCACCGATAACGGAAAGTTTGCCACCTTCTTTCGACAGAGTGGCCGGGTCATAAGGTAGCAGGTCGAGAAGGGTCGGAGCAGTATAATCGCCCACCGCATTCCAGGTTGTGCTACCTGTGATCAACAGGTTACCATCCAGTTTCCAGACTTTATGTGTCGGATCGTAATCGAGCAGGCCACCGTTTACCTTCAGACCGCCGGTGAAATTCTTTTCACCGGTAATCTCCTGAGCACCGGCAAGGGTGACGAAGGTATTCAAACGATCCTGTAAACCATTGATTTTGCTAATCTCTAAAGTGGGGATATCAGAGGCTATCAACCCTGATGCGGACGTTGCACGACCATAAGCGTCAACGGTGAGCTTAGTGTATGTACCGGCCTTTATTCCGGAAGGAGAAAGGGACAAGGTACGATCCGCAGACAAATCACCACCCCCGGAAAGACCGGTGCCGGTAATAATGCTACGGGTTTTATCCGCTTTGACAGATAGAGCAGTAGCAAGGGTATCCGTTTCGGAGAATCCGGCCAGGAACGCTTCAAGTTCCTTCCATTTGTTGATTGTCGAGTCGGTATCTGATCCGGTGAGAAAGGTAAGCAGGGTATTGGCTATCTCTGTAACATTGCGATATCCTTCCGTAGTTGGAAGACCGGTTCCTTTTAGGGCATTAAGGTTCGTATGTACAAAGTTCTCTGTTGCATATCCGGCAAGAGCTGTATCCAGATGTGACTTGTCGATCTGTTGAGAACCACTTTTCAAGAGTGCGGTCCACATGGAGGATTCGTCGAAGCTTGAACCGGCACTGCCGATTACTGACAGCCGGCCACCCTCTTTTGACAGGGTAGCCGGATCATAAGGCAACAGATCAAGAAGGGTCGGAGCTGTGTATGTTCCATTGTCCCAGCCGAAAGTGATATTACCTGAGATCAGCATATTACCGTTCAGTTTCCAAACTCTTTCGGTCGGATCGTAATCGAGCAGGCCACCGTTCACTTTCAGTCCGCCGGTGAAATCTTTTTCACCGGTAATCTCCTGGGCACCGGCAAGGGTTACAAAGTTCTCTCTGACGAAGGTCTCCGTAGCGTAGCCGGTAAGAGCGGAGGAAGTGATATAGCCTTTATCTGTGACAAATTTCTCTGTCGCATATCCGGCAAGAGCACCGGACAAATGTGACTTGTCGATCTGCTGAACACCTTCTTTACTGAGGACGCCCCACATGGCCAATTCATCAAAGTCAGAACCGGCATTGATCACAGACAGTCGGCCGCCCTCTTTTGACAGGGTAGTCGGGTCATAAGGGAGCAGATCGAGAAGAGTTGGTGCGGTGTATGTGCCATTGTCCCAACCGAAAGTAATGTTACCTGAGATCAGCATATTACCGTTCAGTTTCCAAACTCTTTCGGTCGGATCATATTCTATCAGACCACCATTTAAAGTTAACTTTTTTAGGAAAGCTTCGCCTTTTTGCGTGATTCTGTAGGGATCATCCCCGCTGCTAAATTCGACACCTCCCAGAAGACGAAGTAAAAAATTGGTTTCGTCTATCTGCTTTTTACTGATAAAGATATCTTTTAAACCATCAGTAGAAACTTTCTTTAATCCTTCATTCAACCAGTATAGCACTTCTGCCACATGCCGGTTAGAGACACTGTGCTTGAGTACTGCTTTGTCAATGTAGTCAATGAGTTCATCTATAATTTGTTGCTGATCGGCCATATCAATTAAATTGAGGTGTGAACTGTTCGGTATGTATACGGGGATTTCCTATTTCGTCCTCTGAAAGTGATCCGGTGTAGCGAACATCGGAGTCAACGAAATGAAGAGTCATTTTAATACTTTCCGGTACAGTGGAGCGTATGGCATGGGTGAGGTTGTCGGCTACGGCATTTACCCTGATGTTTCGTCCGGAAAGTCCGAGTATCTTTATGTCATCGGAAGCAAGCATATCCATTAAATGCACAAGCTCTTCGGTATTGCGATATCCGGATTCGACCTGAAGCTTGTCACGGGCAGACTGTCGCTCGCGGGCCTCGATATAGTCATCAATGCTTTCATCGTAAATCTGATAAGTGGAGTCGGACTCTATTTCAGACTCGATGTTACCGATACCGGTGACTTCAATGCGTTCATAGGCTCCATAGGAGTTGAGAAATTCAAGTAAATAACGTTCACGGGATACTGTTCCGGGAGTGATGACAATAGTACAACTTTTGATTGATCCGGAATAGATATCGAAAACAGAAGCTAACTTTTGATTAGTTTGAAACAGTTTTTGCCGGAGCCGATATAGGTTAAGGGCTACCGGCTGTCCGGCTGTTCCGGACAAAGAGGTTTCAATGCCGGCTGCAACTATTTTTAATGCACCATCCGGATAAAGGAAAGGAATAGGTAGGAGTTCGGTTTCTCGGATGGTGATGATCCGCCCGTTGGTACGGGTGGTTTTGAAGAAATTGACCGATGAATTGAGCAGCTTCCAAGTGAATATATTGCTATTTTCATCTAACAGACGGCGTAATAGCCGCTTGCTGATGCCTCCGATAACTGCTTTCAGAGAAAGAGTTTTAGTTTCTCCCTGGGTGTTTTGGACACTAATGGCAATATCTGTAGCTGAAGTAGAATCGGCCAGTAATATATCAGTGGATTCGTTAAGCAGATGTTTGGGACTGAGAATACCTGAAAGGATATCCTGAAGAAAAACAGAGAACTCACCTTCACCACTTCCGGAAAAGATGGTGCGGTCGGCCTGACGAATAATGTAGCTGACTACTGAACTGGAGTTTATAGTCAGCTTGATGGGATTTCCGGCTAAAGCGATTGTAGACGGATATATGTTTGCTGTTAAACTCATAGTGCATTGTAATTAGTTTGTATAATGGTACCGGACACAGAAGAGGTCGCAGAGCAATACAATGCCAGGAACTCTTCCCGTTCCGGAGTGGGGGTGGTGATGAAACGGAAAAATTCATCGGTTGTAGCCCCGGAGGAACTTGTAAATTTCCGGTAAGCGGCAAGCAATGCAGTTACATTGCTTGTCTCAATTGCTGCTGTGATGGTCTTATCGTCATTCATGTTGCAAATATGATGTTTTGATCATGTGCGGCAAAGGACAACTAAAGCAGTTCTGCTTTAACGGAAAGCCCGTAAGTAATGGCATAGTGTACGCCTCCGTATTCTTTATCTTTCCAGATGATATCACCTTGAGATGTCTGACCATTGGGAACCCGGACCTTATAGTAAAGGTCGAAACTGTAATTGATTTCTTTGATGAAGAACTCTTTGCCAGCTTCATAATCTTCTTGAGTCGGTACAGTAAATGGTATCTCAATATCCGAAACCTGATCACTTACCTCGTTTTTACGTAGCACTCCGAGCCATTGCGCCGGTGGGGTAATAGCCTTCTTCCACTCCTCGACTTGTGCCCGTATCTTGAGTTCTACTATGTTTTCACGATTATTGTGAAACGCCCATTTGTAGAGTTGCTCAATCGTTTGTATTCCTTGCTCTGCATCCAAGTCCAAATCAGTTTCCCCTACAGGGATTAGGAGACGAAGGGTACGAAGACGGACAGTAGCCGGGCGTGAAAGAAGTTTGGGTAATGTATAGCGCACTGTATCAAGGAGTAATCGTTGACCATCTATATTGATCGTTTGACTGAAATCAATATTGAGTAATTGAATTGGATTCAAGTGTACGGGAACTTCAACCGTATGATTGGAATGTCGGAGAATAGCGTCAAATCCCTTCCAAAAACGGGAGAACAGGCCATTATCACCAGTAAAGGTCATGGAGATATCAAATGTGTGTCCGTTGATGGCAATAGCTTCACCACCGGGTGTGTAACATCTTGGCGATCCATAGGGGTAGGGAGTGGATGCACGGGGCATGGAAAAGCAAAAGCATAGAGGAGTTTGGGTGTTTTGCTCCTCTGATAGTTCTACGCTGGCGCTGGAAATATTGGTATATTTGTGTACTTTTCCCAGGAGATAGGCAGGACAAACCGGTTGGTCATCGGGGTAAGAGCCTTTCATCGGCAGGCATTCATCAATAGATGATATCTCCATATAACTGATGTTTGCCCCTTTATCCCAGGGGAAGAAGTCAGAGCTGCGGGCTTCACGAACTCCGGTCAGATTGTTCCGGACATAATAAAATCCATCCCATAAAGAATAGGTGAGATATCCTTTTGCTGTGTTACTTGACAAGACATGGCCAAAGGTTTTAAGAAATTTGTCGAGTGAGTCGGCAGTAGGAGTAGCTACTAAATTGGTATAAGGACCGGAGATATTGGTGGATGCGGAAAGTTTGAGTTGCTGTGCAGCGGCATAGTTGATAGCAGGCCGGGCCGACTTGAGCAGGGACCAGTTCAGTGAGGCCGGAGTTGAGATGATATCTTTGATAAATTTGAGATTAACGGTTTTATTTTTACCATCAACAAAATACACCATACCAAAGCGACAGTAGAGGGCTTGTAGGAACTCGTTAATCGTGCAATCGGGTAGAAGGTCAGAGTAATCAATGAAGCCCTTGACTATGCTGTCGGCCATGTTGTTCAGAACTACCAGACGGGAGAGTTGACGGTGGGTTGAGAATGGATTTTCAAGGACCGTATAACCGTACCGGACGAATATAAAATTGAGTATCCAAGATACCTTTAAAAATGGGCTGATGGCGTAACCTTCGGGAACGGAAGTAAGGACGGGTTCGTTATTGATAAGGAATGTTTCCTGTCTGGCAGCTCCCTGAAGGGAATAGCTACCATTCTCCGATTTAGCTATCTTGTTGATGTATTCTGGGTAGTAGGTGGTAGTTTCCGTATCGTCCACGGTCGTTGTATGTGATGGCATGGACACACAAATGGGAAAAATGGAAAGAGCATCGTCTACGATTGTTTCATTCATAATAGAATTGAGCAGGCTGATGACTCCGGTTGTTCCTCCTTCGGGACGAATAACCGGAGCAGAGAGGGAACGGAGTGAAACAGCATTCCATTCCGAGTAGAGTTCAGACTCGTCAAAACCTATATTGGATACGATTCCTCCGGATTTGGAGGCTTGTGTGATGTTCATCTTACCTATTCGGTTGTAGACACCATCGGAGACGGTGACACGGGCGTCCGGGGCAGGGGAGTAGGTACTATCCGGACGATGGACATGGGTGATCAGTGAAAGGTTGTTTCGGGAGGCAGGAAGCGTGGCCGGTACGGATTGTGAGCCACGTTCGTTGTAAATAGGGGAGGTGTCTTCGATCTCGATGCTGAAATCGTTTTGAAGATCGAATATTCCTAATTGATTTTTTATCTTGAGTGACATGTGTTATTGTTTTTTACGGGTGAATGGTTCCTTTGATTTATCTGCTAATTCTTGTGCTTCGTTGAGTTCGCGAAGCACGATGTATGCTTTGAGGTATTTAAGTTTCTCAATCAGTGCATGTAACTCTTTGATCAGTTGAGCCAAGTTTGCTTCCTTATCAGTCGGTGAAGAAGTTGTCTGAGAGATACGGGAAGTACTGTTACGGATCGGATCGTAATTGCCTTCAGCACGCTGGGGAAGTCGGCCACTGCGGGCATCCTGAATGGCCTGTACGACAATGGGGTAATTAATGTGGTGCTGAAGACGGGAAAGATCTTCGGCATTGATGATCAGTTCTGCTCCGGATTCGGATATCAATGAGGTACGGCGGACGATTCCGGTCGGTGAATCACCTATGTAGGGAACATCCCGATAAGTCCGGCCATCATCTTCACCAATGACATCGTATCTGCCGGATGCCCATTGCTTGACTTGTACCTGAGCAGTTTTGGTACTGTCGGTATTGTTATCGGTTGCGGAAGTGGAAGAACTCCCCCTTTTAATCAGTCCTTTGAGCGTTGATTTTGCAGCGGCCAATGCTCCCATGATCAGTCCGGAGAGAACTGCGGCACGGGCTGCACCAGTTGCTCCAAAGGTTGCAACAGAGTCGGGCATGGCATAGGCTTCGGCAGCGGAACGGGCTACAGCTCCGACAGCTACACCCGTGGCCTTGGCTATTTCAATATCAATCATCTGGCTTAGTACATCGAATAGTATATCGAGCATAGTATCAGCAAAGTTCTGCAGGGCATTTTCTTGACCTGATATCATTTGTCCGAGGGTATCGCCGATCTGTTCACCGTATTGCCGGTACTGTTGTGCCTGTTCAGTGAGCCTTTGTTTCTCCTTCCTGGCCAGTTCATCTTTTTTCTTTTGAGCGGCATCTTCAAGTTTCTTCCGCTCTTTTTCTTCATCTTGAAGACATTTTACTTTAAAGTCGAGTAGTTGTTGTTCAATGGTGCGCCGTTGATCAGCGTCGAGATTAGCAATTTTGAGAACACGTTCCAGGTGCATGATGGTTAGGTGCTCCATTGCTTCATTGTACTCTTTCTCTGTTTTCAGATTTTCATCCTTACCGGAAACATAGAGAAGTTTTAAGTCCTTTTGTTGGTTTTCATAAAGTGTCTTTTCTTCAGCGAGCTGTCGGTTCATCTGCTCTTTTTGCTGTTTAATTTTGATATCGTTGATTCGATTTTGAGCATCAATACCTTCTTTACTTTTTGCACCGGCTATATTAATGACACGTTGCAGATGTTCTAATTCGAGGGTTTCCATCCGGTCATTAAACTGCTGCTCGGTTTGCAAGGTTTCGTCCTGGCGTTTGAGATAGGCTTCTTTAAGTTCCGACTGGTGTTGAGAGTAGAGCTTGGCTTCTTCTTCAAGCTTCTTTTTAAGAAGGGCTTTGGCTTTCTCTTCATCAATTATGGGAGTTGTTATTTTGTTATTTGTAGTTTCTTCATTCGCTTTGTTGACCTCCTCTATGGCTAAAGCTGATTCACCTATCTCTTTGGTTATTTCATCTATTTTCTCAGAAATTGAGGATAAATTTTTTCGCGTTTCATTAAGAGTTTCTAATGCTTTTCCTTCTTTTTCTGTACCAAAAAGTCTGGAAATTTTAGCTGTAAGGCTATTCCGATTATATCCTTGTAAGGTATTGGTTTGGCGAATCTTCCAATATTGATCACTTTGGGTTTCTTCATCTTTTTCCAGTGTACGTTTCTGGGCATAAAGATTTTCAAGTTCTTGCTGTGCTGCTTTTAACTTGATTTGCTTTTCAAGTTGTACCAGATAATTTTTGATTGCGTCTGTATTGTTTTTCGTTAATGTTCCTTCATCGGTTAGTTGGGCATTGTAGTCTGGAATGATTTCTTTTAGATCATTTAAAGCCTTTCGACGAACATCAAGCGCAATTCCATTATCATTGATGACAGCAGTCAAAGCACGTATCTTCGATTCTTGTTGAATAAATGATTTATTGGTCTCTTCATTTACTTTTTTTATTCCTGATACAGAATCTTTCAATTCATCGTTTTTCTTTTTTAAGTTTATGAGGTAGGCTATAGCTGTGGCCGCGACTACGGCTATTATACCATAGGGGTTTGTCATCAGCTCTTTCTTAATGGCTTTTAAAGACTTTGCAATATTATTATTCCAAAATGTAACGACTTTACTGATTATTACATCAGAGTTCTTAGCAGCTGTGTAAGCTATAAGGGCAATGGTCAATAACGTAATTGCCCTTTTGTTTTCATTGATGAAGTTTAATAGTTTAATGAGTTTTCCAGTCCAACTGACAGCACCATTTGCTGCTGATATGAGGGCAGGATTGAGCTTTTCTAATAATTCAATACCAAGTTCCTGCATGCGGTTTTTGGCTTGCGATAGTTTAGCTGCCGCTGTTTCTGATTTTGTGGCGGCCTGCTCCATGGCTACGGACGTACCGGTGACTGCCTCAGTGTAGTATTTTACCTTATCGGCTTCATTGATAAGTACGGAGGCCACATTGTATCCTTCTTCTCCAAATTGCTTCTTAATCTGGGCTGCTGAGAGTTGCTTTTTCTGAAGGTTATCCAAAGCTTTCTCTAAACCAACGATTTTGGGATTTGTATCGTCTGCTCCGGTTTGTAGGGTAAGGAAGAATTTCTTTAAACCGGTACCGGCTATTTCGTCTTTGATACCTTTTTCGGCCAATGTTTCAATAGTACCCACGAGCTGTTCGATAGGAATTTCGGCAGAGGCAGCAGCTACTCCGGATTTGGTAACGGCTGTGGTGACGGACTCTACGGCTGCCGCTCCATATTTAGAGCCGGCGGCCATGACGTTTGCATAGCGTGAAGCTTGGTCGGCACCATCGCCGTATTGATTGAGAGAAAGGGTTACGGCATCGACTGCATCCTTCAGGGTCATACCTGACGCAGAAGCTAATATAAGGGTCTGTTTAGTCACCTCGGCCAAAGCTTCTTTGTTATCAAGAAGTTCGGGCTTGGCAGAGCCTACCAATTTGTAGGCATCAAGAATTTCCGTTGCGGACTGTCTAATGCGAATGCCGGATTCGGTCATTGTCGTTGACAACTGGACAGCTTGCTGTTCCAACCAGTTTATATCGTCCTTGGAAAGTCCGGTAAGAGCTTCAACATCGGCCTTGGCTTCCTCGCGTTTGTTTCGCTGTTCTCGGAGTTGGTTGAGTTTCATTGAAACTCCGGTGATAGCTGCTATGACAGTACCGATCAGACCAATATATTTGTTAATGAATCCGGAGGCACGTGACCAGACATTACCTTGTGCACCTACCTCGACACGCATGGCGGCTTGTGCTCTGGAAAGGGCCTCTGTGACACGCCGATTCTGCTCAAGAGCAGCAGTATATTGTTTCGTTCCGGGCACTGCATTACGAAGCTCTTTCCGGACGCGGGACTGAACAGCAAGGAGTTCGTTGTAAGTTGCTCCGGAGAGGCTTTTGAGAACCCGTTCTGTTTCGGCTAACTGTTTCTCGTAATTCTGAAGAGTTCGGTTTTTTGCATCCAGTTCTTTTTTGAGATCCTGGGAGCGTTTTGCATAATCTACTTCTTTTTCGGTAAGTGACCTGAGTTTATCTTCAAGATGAGAAATACTTTCTTTTACCAGGTCTATTTTATTAGTGGCTTCTGAGCCATCAATATAAAGTTTAATACTGCGGTTTAGGTCGTTTGCCATATTAGAGACTGTTTCGTTTATCTATGTATATTCGGGTAGCATCAATCAGCATAGTGTCGAAATAATCGGTGACGATATCAGCTAATTCATTGATCCGGTTACGAATTACAGGGTCAAACCATTCGTAGGCCCGGCGGTTGCCTTCATTCTGTCGTCCGAGTGATTTGAGATTTGTATGGCGTACAATACCAGTATCTATCTCGACTCCATTAATTTTTTTGAGGTAATTCCATTTGGAACCGATGAAGCCACCCTGACCTTCGCCGGCGCCCTTGTGGATGTAGATTCCATGCCGAGGGAAGGAGAAACCAAGACGGTTGATAATACCGTATTTGTCGGTATAAGCCCGTGGCTCAAGTTCGCGGGCTATTCGCATACTGCGGCCGGCTATTCCGGCTCGTAATTGTCGGAATACACTATCTTGCCACTTTTCAACGGCCTTGTTATATGCAGTTAGTCTATCAGCATCCTGAGCCATTGAAAAGCGTTCGGTTTCTGAGACGGTTTCAAGGCGGATCAGTCCGGATGCCGGGGTATTAGTCAACTGTGTGGCTTTTCGGCGGGAGGCGTTATAGCGTTTGACTTCAGCACGATAGGTACTTAATCTTTTATAATATCCCATCGTTAATCCTCCCAGTATGTTTGATCAATGAAATAGGTTTCAGGTTGAGCCAAAGAGAATGTCAGTACTACACCATAGAAATTATCACCAATCGGACCAATACCATTAAATTGAATGGTATCGTCAATGAATTCTGAAATGTCGGGGTCTTGCAGGATACAGTTCCGAATTTGTTTTGCGACAGCTTTGCATTCTTTTGCTGCCTGGTTAACTGTTTCCGGACGATCAGAAACAGTGTTCTGTACAACAATGAAAGAGAATATATCATTGTTATTAAGCGCATCGGCTTCGTTTCGTTTTGATTCAGACTCACAGCCATCAACTGCAATCAGGATCATGCCGGATACAGATGATAGTTTATCATTAAAATTATATAAGTCCTCAAGTCCGAAAGCGGTGAAGAATCTGGGCTTTTCGGGTGTGTGGGCAATAGGCTTTAAGCGAATGGCAAGTGTTTTGCCATATTCAAAGTGGTTGTATATCTCCATAAAAGTCAGGGGTTAGGTTATGGAGACAAAAATAGCCCGCGGAAAGCGGGCTATAAAGGACAGGTCAGGAGAACCAGAGCGTTAAGAGGATGATACCGGCGATAATGGATATACTTTTACCAGTTGCATTCCTACTTCTTCTTACAATAGCGGTCTCGACAGTGACAAAACCTATAATAATACAAAAGTCTATCATAGTTCTTCTCTTATTCGGGTAATAAAATCCGAATTAACTCACGAAGCTGCATTGCTGCACGTTCTTTTTCTATCGGTGATGTGCCTTCGGATAATAGGATATCGACGAGGGCTAATGCTTTCTCCTTATTCATGGCATTCTCCTTTCTTTTCTTTCTCAATTTGGTTAATAAGATTACGTATAGCGATTAATCTGTCATAAGAGATTTCGCAAAGCTGCTCACCATCGGCAAAAACGTTATAATAGATATTGGGTGTGGCCTTTCCTTCATGAAGTACGGTACACTTTTCGACCCAGGCTTCTTCTTTTATTCGTCCCATTTCATACCTCCTTTCTTAGCTTTGATAACACAATAAATGGCTGCAAGAATGCATGGAGGAAAGATGAACGTAGCACAAAGGCAAGCAATGGCACTGACATAGTAAGCGTCAGAGGAGGTTTTAACTTTGCAATCGGATGGGATAAAATCATCAATTGCGGAGTTGGACTGATGGGGGACTGTGGTGGGTTCCGGTGTGCGGAACTGAGGCACGAAAAGGGTGCCGGTGGATTTTTTTTTCATACTTACTGCTGTTTGACATTTTAGTTGAGAACCGCTCAACCATCGGGACGCAGAAACGGCTGCCATCTCCCGTGTCGTCAAACAGCAGTAGTATCTACTCCGAAGAGCTAAATCTACAAGGGATAGGCAGCCGAATTTTGTTTACAATAAGTAAACTTCTACATATGGTTTAATGTATGGGCATAAGAAAGCCCCATCTTATTGTGAGCATTAACCGCGCTCAACGTAGTAGGAACATCCTACCGCTGTTTGACTTTGCAAATATGGAGATAATATTCGAGAGTTGCAAATAATACCTCTATATTTGTTGGGAGCTTATTGTTCAGAGGGCGTTTTATTCAAATACCCAGTGCTTGTCCAGTACTATTGTCATAATGTACCAATATTTTTGGGAAAATTAATATAGGTCTATGTATTCTTGTTCT